GATAAGAAAGGGTGAAACGTTCAGACTTGCTATTGCCAGAAATGAATATGCAAATTACACAGATGATATGGTACTTGCAGATTATGAGGCGTTGAAAAATGGAACTAAATCGTTTGCTGATTTGCAAGAACATTTTTGGAACAGCGAAAAGGATGCGTTTTACTTGGGTTTAACAGATAAAGAACCTGAGTGGTAGTACATAAAATATTAGTTTCATGGGCAGAGAATAATAAGGCAGACGCGAACATATGTGTCTGCCTTATTTATTGGGAAGGAGAATGTAAAATGAAAATTAAAGGAAATGAAGTCTTATGGTTGTCAAACAAAGGGAATGTGGCGGTAGCATATTCGCAATTTGATCTTGGTGAAAAATACAAGGTTTACCGTAAGGTAAGATACGATGAAAATTCTATGTGGGAATATAGCATTGGATTCGGAACGCAAGGTGAAGCTACAAGATATGCAGAACGTATTTTAGATGTGGAGGTAGAAAGATGATATATAACGAACCAAACTGGAAAGTGGCTTAAGTATTCAGACGAAGAATTAAAAAATATGTAAAGGAGATAAAGACAATGAGACACAATCAGATTTGTTATTATGTAGAAAGAGGATTTGAAGGGAAGTTATATGTTTCGTATGGAATGTACGAACATGAAAGCATGTATGGCAACCATACAGTATCACGGTTAAGACCGCCGGAAATTAGATTGATAAATGGAATTCCTTTTGAAGAATTTCAGTCAGAAACAGAATTTAAAAAACTTCCTAAAGAATGGACATATAGCACAGATTTATATACTGTCACAGAAAATATTGAGAAAAAGGCAAAAATAAATGCTGCAATGAAAGGTAGATATGTTACATGTCCATCGGATCTTCAGTGGCTATTTGATAATGGTTATCTTGTCAAAATGGAAAATGTAGAACCAATTATTGAACCAGAATTTGATCACGGTACATATAGATTGAGAAAGAAATATCCTGCATGGACGCAGTGCTATGGAAGTCATAATGACAGATATCCAGATGAAGTTTTTGAGACATATGAAGCTGCTGAAAAAAGAATGCATGAGATTATGGAAGAGAATTATAAACGATCAGTTGAATGTGCATTGTTAGATTTCTATGAGGATTTAGAATGGGTACTGGAAAAATATGAAGCTGAACACGGCGGAAGAGAAATTGCAAAAATTAAACAGAACATTTTAGCAAGACCGCATTTAGAAGATATAATGTTTAGATATTATAAAGGAGATATTCTCATTGTATCAAGAGAAGCACATAGAAAAAATACACACATTGAATGGGAAAAGATAGCATAAGAAAGGTGAAGAAAAATGAGTATTGATGAATATAAAATGGAATTAGAAGAGGCGAAACTTTATATTTCTCAATTAGAAAATGAAAATACTAGAATCAAAATTTCAAACAAATCGCTTCGCAATAACAATCGAGCGTTATTAGAAGGAAATAAGAAATTATCAAGACATGTTGAGAGATTGAGAAAAGAAAGAAATGAATTAAGATATCTCGTAGAAAAATATAATACAGTGGAGGTAAAATAATATGATGAAATTTACAATGGACTCAAAAGAACTGAAAATTATGATGGACAAGGTAATGACAGCTGTGAATAAAAAAGTGTCTGCGCCGAGCCTTAAAAGATTATATTTCTCGATTGACGATAAGGGAATTTTAAAAATTCTTAGTACAGATATTGAGCATTATGTTGAAGTAAGAACAGAAAATACGTACCATACAGAACCTGGTATGTTTGGAATCGACATTGAAGATATTAAAATTATTTCAAAAATGTCAGGAGAAATTACCATAGAAGATATCACATCAGATAAAGAAGAAAAAATCAATATCAAGTGTGGCAAGAAAAATGTTTTTATTCCACGATTTGAAAATACAGATGTTTCTCTTCCGGTATTAGATAACGGAGAAAACATTCTGGATGTAAAAGAAAACTGGTTATTTGAAACAATTTCTAATTTGTCAGTATTTGTGTCAAATAGAGAAGAAGTTAATCGGATGATGAGCGTGTTCAATTTTAATATAAAAGAGAAACGTGTAGAAGCATTATGGAACTGTATGATCGGAATGCGACAGTTAGAAGACGATATGATTCTTAAAGAAACAGAAAATCCGTTTGAAACAGTAAAACTGCATTGCAGATGTGTTCCAGTGTTTAAGAAATTATTGGACAAAAAATCAGAAAGGAAAGTCATTATTTCTCAGAACGATAAGTATGTAAAAGTAGAAAGTGAAAACTTTACATATATTACAAAAAGAATTGATGGTGAATATTTCAAAGTAAATCAGATGTTGTCGGATGAATGGGATTATAAATTTACTGCAAATGCAAAAGAGCTATTAGAGGCAATGAAGTACGACGCAGACCTTTTGAAAGAATCGAAATTGCCAGTTACATTTCATGCAGAAAATGGAAATTTATACTCGTATGCAAGTACAACGAGATATGAAGCTTTTGATGAAATCGAAGTCAAAGAGAAACCAGAAAAAGATTTTTATATTGGCTTTAATCCAAATTTTCTTGTAGATATAATGAGCATTGTAGATTCTGAATATCCAGTTTTCTATGGCACAAAAGAAGTGTGTCCGTGGATTATTAATGGAGATACATATAGTTTCTTGATTCTGCCGGTTAATATTAAAGATGTAAAAGTTAAAGCAGAAGAGAAGATCGCAAAATATATTACAATGAGTAAAACAGCATGATGGAGGAATAATTATGATTTGTATGTTAATTAAACGAGTAGAAGAAGGATATGAAGTAGACGGAGAGTTTATGGGATACGGAAACAGGAACATTATAGAAGCATTTGCGATGGAAGGAATTGACCTTAAAAAAGAAATGAATGATATGAAAATCGAAGAAGTGAAAGTTTGGAATATTGGCTGGTATCCAAATGATCGGATTCATAGGAGATATTTACCGGGAGAATTAGTAACCTGTTAAAAGAATCGTTTCAAGATAGAGAAAAGACAAAATGAAGAATTATACAGAAACTAAAATTGGAAGAATTATTGAAGAAGAATTTGATTCCAGAATGGAAAATGCAGTGTTTGAATATATCTTTGACGTTGGAGCTAACAAACTTAAAAAGATTACAGAAGAGGATATTTTAAAAGTAGAAGGTAATGCGTTAATGACGGCAGATTTTACCCAGTCGCTTGTGAGATGTGCGGTACGAATTGTAAAAGAATGCAGCTACGCAGAAATTAGTAAGTACATTCGGATTTATCTTTTCTGTGAGCCAAAGGTAAATGAATTGTATTTATACAAGGATTATTTTAATAGAACAGGATTTGATGAACTTTTATGTGCGTTGGACTTAGGAGAAGATGATGTTAAAAAAGACTATTTAAAAATTTATGTAGTCGTTGATGAAGACAGTTTAGAAAGAGAGGAATGAATTATGCCAACAAGAGAATGGTTTTCGACAACAAATTATAAAATGAGTTACGAAGAATACATCAAATGTTACTGTCCGGAATGCAAAAGAGAAAATTGTATTCACAGAGATGCATATAGAAGACTGCCAGAAATTGATGGTGGACTTAACTTATGTCCGAATTTAAAAAGAGAATAACAAAGGGACAAGAGAAATCTTGTTCCTTATTTTTTATGAAAAGGAGAACTTGTGATGTTACGGTATGGAGAAAAATTAAATTTAGACAAAAATCTTTGGGACGCAATCGTCACATATATGAATGATGATATTCGAGAAGATGTGCATTTTGATCTTGCGCCATGCAGTGAAGAAGAATTCCTCGATGAATACGTGAAGAGCGATCCGGAATTTGAAAAACTGCTGCACGAAGAGTTCGGAATTGAAATGGAGGTGTAAACATGGCCAAAGGAATGAGTCTTGAAGAATTTAAGGCTGCATTGTCAAGCGATGCAACAGTTGAAAATGAAAAATTAAAAACAGAACTGCAGGAACTGAAAAAGAAGTTGGAAGCAGAAATAACAGAGTTAAAAGAGAAAAGTGAACAGTACGAACAGTGGTGCAAACAGTTAGGAAGAAGATGTTTTGTTCAAACCGGAGGTGTAATGTGTGTGAATTGCGGTGTCGAATGTTGTGATTATGCATTAACATATGACGATTGGGAAGCAATTATAAGTTATATGCAGAAAAATAAGATGCCACGAACACCAGAAACGCATGAAAAAGTAATAAAATTCATACATGACAGAAGAAAAAATTTATATTGAATTGCGTGTTTCATAGTGAAAGGAGAAACCAATGAAGACTAATGTATATACGATGGAACGAAAAATTAAAAAGCTTACAAACAAGAAAACATTTTGGGATGATGTAAGAGAAATTGTTGGATTTTATGATGATACTGTTTTTATTGAAGACTGGGACATTAAGCGATTACAAAGAGTAGCTGATGCAAGATACGAAGAATTGGTATAGTGAAATTAGCATTTCTTTAGAAAGGCAGATAATATGTATAGATTAGATTATTATGATAAAGATGACAATCATAAAGAAATCCATGGATTCAAAACGCCAAAAGAAACTGAATACTATATGAAAAGTCATCCAGAAGAAATTTTTGGTAAATATCCATTAATTTTATTTGATAGTGAAAATAATGTGTAAAGGAAAGAAAACGATGAGCGAATATATTATTGAAAATCTTACAAAAAGAGAAATTGATATTATGGAATCAAGTGACATTGAATGGTGTCCAGATGATATGTCAGGAGATAATACGGATATTGTAGTATTCAATGAAAAAGATTGTTATAAAGCATTACATTTAATAGGACGAAAATGAAACTAAGATTTTAAAAGGAGGAAAAAAGAATGAATGTTTTGAGAGTAGAATTAGTAAGAGAAGTTGGTAAATTAAAAACATATAAAATTACATACAACGAGGACATTGAGTTTGAAACAACACTTGTAGGAAAAACATTCAATTATGGCGAAGGAATAGATGGTGTCATTCCTGAAGCTGTACTTGATTTTGTTGAGAAATGGATTCTTGAAGAAATTTGAAAAAGAGAGACGGTGAAAATTGTGGTAATAAAAATCTATAGAAATAAGAAAAATAAAAATAAATATATTGAAGTTCATAATGACGGATATTATCACAATGCCGTCAAA